AATAATTCTTCTCAGAATGATAAAGCTTGCTTAATTGCGTCTTTATCTAATGCTATATATATTTTTTGTACCTGTGAGGTAACTAGTTTTTTCTTTAATTTGTCCTGGATGTTTTTACCTAGCAGAGGTATTACATTGCGTTTAATAGCCATCATATCAAATGGGCCTTCACATAAAATGATAGGTACATTCCAATTTATAAAAAATTCAAATGGAACAATGTTTCTTGATACATTTGGATTCTTATATTTTGATCTAGAAAATTCTTCAAATCCTCTAGAAGTAAAATAATTTAAATTACCTTTTTCATCATATGAAGGTATAACAATCATATTACTGTACGGGCCATGTTCACAATAACCAATTTGGTACTTAAGTATATCATACTTAGTGATACCACGGCGTTTTAGGTAAGCTAACGCGCGTCTACCAATGAGATTATTAGATGTCACATCAGTTAGCGGAATAAATTCTTCAGGCAATTTAACGCGCTCTAAATCGGCTTCTGTGTGTTCGGATTTAGAAGTACCTACTAAAGAATATAGTGATTGAAGTTTATCAGGTGTGACTTCTAAATGTTTAAATAAACGAGTTAATTTTCTACCTTTAGTGTTACATACCCAACAATGCCAAGGATTGTCACCTTTAGCATTTGTATCCATATTAACCTCAAGTTTAGGTTTATGGTGTTTACAAAATGGACAATGATATGCTCTGTTGTTTTTAGAGGTATTTTTACCTGCCCCCAAGACAGAATCCACCAATGTTACTAACAGTTGATTTACCATATTGTGGAATATATGAAAGAAACTTAGGAAACAAAATCTCTTTTAAAAAACTTACCTAATATGTTATCATTGTAGCTATCTACAAGCAAGACATTATATTGGCATTGGTAGTGTAATTCCCAATAAGTTAATTCTTTTTTGGTGTTGACTATTTTAATGATGTCTCTTTGGAATGCTAGGTTACCGTTGGATTTTATTTCGGCAAGTATTTCTTTATTAGAACCCCAATATGTAACCCAATCAGATTCTTTTTGTACTTTTTTAGTGGTTGCTTTTCTACCAGGACCAGATTGTTCAGCCAATTCAACTTTAGTTAATTTTTTCTTTATATTGTGATAAAGACTTTTTTTACCGATATAAAACTTACCTGTTACTGTATTAGTAATTCTATAAATGAATCCAAAACTATTTTCTGGGAAGTCTTCTAAAGTAATGAATTCTTTAATTTGAGTGTTTTCATATCGAAACCAGTTATTCATATTTAAAAATTTAGGTTTACTTGGAATAATGCTTCGTTATGGAAATTTTTATTGTATGGTCTAGGAAGTTTAGCAGTTGCTAATAACTCATTGTTATCATTGTACAAGCCAATTGTAGTAATGTATGCTTGTGGGTTTTCATACCACTCAGGATGTATTATAATACCTGAACTACCTGAAATAAAGCTTGGATTAGATGGGTAATTATATTCTAGGTTTCGGGTTCTAATAAAGACTGAATTGAGAGGAGTAGAATCTTCGTTTTTAAGAATAAAGGCTGAAGATGCAAGAGTAGACAAGTTTTGAGAGCTTATAATAATTCCTATATCTGGGAATACATAACCATATTCTCCTGTACCTGTTCCGTAGGTGAATGCTCCTGTTCCTCCTGTTACAGTTCCAAGAACTAATTTATATGCTCTTCCACAATTGAATAATTGAGGAGATTCCATATTACTATTATCAGTATAATTTCCAATTTTTAAACTACCAGGTAATAAAGCACTTTTATATTTGTCTCTAGCAATTGATATAACATTGAAAGTAGGTTGAGATGATCCGTTCCAAGTAAATTCAGCATTGTTATCCCCAAAAACTATATTGCGTAATTTACCATATACAGCTCTTGGAGTACCAGAGCCATTTTTATTAGCAGTTGTTACACTATACTGTACATTAGATCTGTTACCTATAAAAATATTATTAATGCTTGGGTATATAACTTCAGTGCCTAGTCCTGGGGTAGTAGATGTAGGGATAGAGTTAATAAAGTTACCACTAGCATCTCTCCAACATGAAGTTGAAGTAGAAATAACTTCTAAGGTAAAATCTAAGGGATCTATTCTAGTTAAAGCCATAATTTTATCTGTCTAAATTTACAACTATTGTCATATCTGTAGTTCTGCTAGTTGGTATAGGTTGTGATAATTTAGCTACTGCTAATAACTGTTGATCATCATCATATAATCCAACAGATGTTATATAAGGAGAAAATGAAGAACCAGTTACAAAATCCCATGTTTTTCCACTAGTATCTACAGTGGTACTATTCATTGGGCTGGTGTATCCGGTGGTTGAGAATATGGATGGGTTTAATGAATAATTAAATTCACTTTCTCTAAGGGTGCATTTATATTGGGTTTCATAAACAACTTTAGAACTTTGAAAATTTAAGGTTGTGTTAATACCCCACCAACCAAATATAGATTCATCAAATGCTAAAAAAGGAAGAACCGCTATTCCGTGAGCATAATTGATAATACCTACTATTTGTCCGGCGTATGTTCCATTAGCAACTACTAATCCTCCTTCTCCATTATCTTTTACAGTAATTGTTCCTAAAACATCATCTGTAATACCAGCACATGAAAAACTAGTAGGGTTTATGTAATCACCATATAATGTACTGGGGATGGATATTACATATAAACTTGTTGAGTCAGCATTGGGGGCAGATCCAGAGCGAAAAGTTCGAGGTTGATATAAAGTAGTATCTAAAAAATTATCAAATCTACTATGTACATTTAGGGTAGCTCCTCCTTCAATAATATTACCATTCATATCAGTTTGAATGGTTTCCCCTTCAGGATTAGGAACTTGATTTGAATAATATAATTGTTTTATAACATTGTATACCTGTGTAAAATCTACATCTTGGTAATCTGCAACAATAAATCCACCATAATCTATGTTTTGCTCATCATCATAAGGGATGTTTGCTCCAGCATATTTTTTTATACCAACCGCTTCCCATTGAGTGTCCCCAGTAAAAGTAAAACTTTTATGTGTAACTAAAGGTGTTATTATAACATCTTGTGAAGTAAGAGATTTGAAAGCACCCATTCATTTAGAAATCTAATTTAACACGTATTAAAGCTTCTTTGGTAAAATCTTTTTTAAGTGGTTTTGATAATTTTGCTACAGCTAATAATTCATTATTGTCATTATACATTCCTACAGATGTGATATATGTTTGAGGATTTTGGATAAATGCATCATAAAGTATAGCTCCAGTACTACCTGAAATAAAGCTTGGGTTTTCAGAGTAATTAAACTCAGCGTTTCTAGCTCTTACAAATACAAAATCAGATGTTACTGTTTCTTGGCTGAGTATTCCAAAATTGCAGGTTCCAGTATTACTTAAACATTCATTAGCAAAATCAAATGCATTGTCAGTATCAGTGTTTGGAGTTCGAGGTGTTGTAAAACCAGTATATTCTTGTATAGCAGCCGGATTAAATAGTATAACTCCTATATCAGGAAGAAGATAACCAAATGACCCTGAGGTGCCTCCTCGAGCTGCATTAGTAACTCCACTACCATTACTACCTGATACTAGTTCAAATGCTCTACCACAGTCTAGATAAGTAACGGTAGTTACATCTCGGCTATTATCCGTTAATGCAAGGGCTGCATTGTTTTCAAGTCGTATATTTAAACTTCCAGGAAATATAGTTTGTTTATAACGAGTACGAGCTAAAGATACAACATAAAAGTTAGGTTGGATTACTCCTCCAAAATTAAAAGTAGCATTCTCATCACCATAAATTAAATTTCTAAATTGACCATAAATGGTTCGAGAAGGTGAATTACTAGTAACCGAGGCATAATATGGTACTGTTCCGTATCCATCAATATCTCCATATGCTACATTAAATTGAGGAGTAGCTGCTGTAGAAGAAGCAGGGTCAGATTGATATGCACTTACATAGTAATCTCCACTAGGGCCTGATCTCTGGGTTGTAGAGAAGTATATTGTGCTAAGAGAAGCACTATTAGTAGACCAAGCAGGTCCCACAACTGAGTCAGCACTGACTATAAAATCTTCGGGGTCTAGTCTTTTAAATGACATTTATTGTTAATTTTTTAATTAAGAATTTTTGTTAATTTGAACCGGAACTGTAATTCTGGCTCCACTGTCTCTACCTACTACGGTTAAAGTGGTTGATATTTGGTTTACTCCTGTTGGGAATAAAATATTAATTGTAGTAGCGGCTAGATTAATGGTAGTACCAACTACGGTTTTAGACACGTTAGTTCCAAGAGTAGTTGTTGAATTTAACGCATTAGCTTGAGTTGTATTGATACCTACACCATTAAACGAACTCATTAATCTTACATCGGATATAGTTGCGCTATAACCAGAAGATTCACGAGTTTGAGTTCCACCCAAATAATTTAATGTTTGAGGACTAATAGAAAGTGTAGCTCCTTGGTTCAAAGTAATAGTAGTATAACCAAGATCTAAAATAGGTAATTTAGAAGTACCTCTAGGAAGAGTGGTAAGCAAATATTTCATTGCTTGTGTCTCATCAGGAAATGCTTCTAATAAAGGCATACCATCAATTGCTTGACCATAAAATGCAGAACCTTCAGGATGATCAGGGTTATACATTGTATAATCAATTTCATCATCTGCTAAGGCAAATTGTGTAATTCTAAAAGAACCATCATTTTTGGCTAACAATTCTCTACCTTTTCTTGTTAAGATAGCGTCTACTGTAACTATTGAATTATTAAGAAATCCCATTTTTTATATTATTTTTTTATTATAAATATTATGATATTAAATCTTGTTGACTTAATTTTGCTATTGTTCTATCATAACTATCAGTTAATTCTTTGCTAACAAATTTAGGTTGAATTATACCTGTATATGCATTGGAATCTAAGTCAGAATCTACTTTTAAGTTAATATACATGCCATCATTTACTAATCTATAAAGAATAAAATGATCTAACATTGACCCTGTTGGTACAGGAGGGTAAACGGTTAAATATAATGTAGATGATTCTTCTATATTTGTTATAGTATGTACATTGTTAGGGTTATACTCAAATCTAACTTTATCACCAGTTTGAAGTTGGAAAGGAGTATTTGATGGATATGAATATATATTAAATTCATTAGTAGGATCAAGGGTTTCCTTAAATGCAAGACCCGCTATATCAACAACAGATTGTAAGTCTTGTTTAAAGAATGGGGAGTAAACATTATATAAAGCAGCAGATGCTGTTAAAATACTAGTATTATTACTTCCAGTTAAATATTCTCCTATGGTCCAATAAGATGCTGGGACAATGCGAGGACCATTTGTGTATTCTGGGGTTGAACCAAATATGGTTTCTTGTGCTGATATTGCTAGTTTATCTGCAGGGCTATTAAGAGTATATCCTGAAGGGATATTATTAATAGAGAATGCAACTGTAATTTCATCTCCAGCATTAAATTCTTGTAGACCCGTAGAAAGATTAAATGTTTTAGTAACAGATAAAAATCCACTAGTAGAACTAATTGGAAAATTAAAAATTTGAGATTGTCCGGCAGTTCCTACTGATATTGGTTGTCCATTTTTTCGGATAGTTGCAGTTGCATATAAACTACCTGGGTACCCAGCGGGTGCAATTGATTTACGAATAGATAGGGTAAGTCTAAAGGTTAAAGTAATATCAGTCCTATTATTATAATCCCCAGTAGAAGTATCAAAAGTATAAGTAGATGTAGCAGTGTCGTAATCTCCTAGTGGATTTTCAGATGCATTAGAAGCAGATATTAGAAATAGGTGAGTATAAGCGTATGAAGAAGTAGTATATGATGTAACAGGAGCTGTAGCTTTAAAACTATAGTCTGGGGTGGTATTATAGAGTTGGGTATTGTCTGTAGAAACAAAGCTCATAGTAGGAAGAAATGCTCCTTGGGATGAACCAGTTTCAGAAACTAGAATTTTTTCTAATCTCCCTAACCCTGTTATATTATAAGTTCCTGCTAAAGCAGAATCACTAGAATTAACTAAACCCAAAGGATCAGGAGTAATTAATTTAACGGTTGCTTGTTTTCCTACTTCAAAATTATTTACTAAATTGTCTAGTACAATTTGGTCTTTAGCATCCCCAGTTTTAGGTATATATGAATTTCCTTGAGAATCTACTAAATACTTAACAAGAAATGTTGATTCACCTATAATTGTAGGTTTAAGATTATTAACAGCTTGAAAATAAAGAAAATAGGTTTGGTTTTGCTCTGCAGCGGGGAGGGCACCAAACCCACTACCATCTGTGGATAACTCATTAAATTCACCAGTAGCTAAATCTAATATGTCTGGTGGGGTAATACCATCATAAACATTATAGGTAACTGTTGTTCCTGGGAGAGTAAATGAATTATATTTGGAGCCATTATATCTTATATCAGACCAAGTTGCTGAAGCGTAGTTGGAATCTTGAGCAGGAGCCGGGGTACCAGATCCGGACGTGATGTCTAAGAAATTAGTTGGGGTTAAAATTCCTGTGTTGTAACTTGGAGACACGTAAAAATCTGAAGTTCTAATGTCTTCAGAGTTATTTAATATAGCATTAAAATCATTATATTCAAAGCCTACATAGTCAGGATTAAATATGACTGGGCGGCTGGTATTAGTAGCCAGTGCAAAGTAATCTTGTTGTATAGGAGAAGTGAGGGTAAATATATATGTTGTAATTGCAGAATTAGGAGCAAGTCTAGGAGCTTCAGCAATAAAATCAAAAGATTTAAGATCTAAATTTTGATCTTGTGCATATATAGAAAATCCAGTAGCTTGTTTTAGATATGCTTCAGTATCAACAGTATTACTGGAGGGGATTGCAATTTTAGCATATTTAAAACCACTAGATCCTGGGGTTTGGTCATACCAGAGCAATAATTGACCAGGTAATACTCCTTGGGAAAGAAGGAAAGAACCAGCTGAGGGGGAACCAAAAGAGTTAGTGGGAGTATTATATTGTCTAACAGTATATGTTATTAAAGTAGTATTAGGGTATTTAAATCTATTATCCTCTCCTAGTTCCCCATTAGAAGCAACTATACTATTGCTACTAGTAGGGGTATATGGTAACTCACCATTATAAAACTCAGCTTGATCACTGTGTGCTAATTGAGTTATACCTAAAGGAGTTACAACCCTTTCATTCCATGATTGGGTATTATTTACTCTGGGGGTTAAAGAGTTATAGTCATTAAAAGTGCCTCCTGTACTTCCAGTAATAAATCCAGAAGTTATAGAACCACTATGATAATTATTACTGCTAGTAACTTGTGGTTGGACAATTTTACTTCGTTCTAATAAATGTTGTTTAATAACAATACCTGATTTTAAGTTTGTTCTTGCAGGAACAAAGTCTTTAATCATTTTAAATAATGAATTATCAAAGTATTTAATTAAACGAATATAATTTATTGGTTTAAAATAAGGTTGTTGTGCTACCCATTGATTAGAAGGACTAAAATAGCTATCAGCATATGTCCATAAATCAGGATATGTTGGGTAAAAAGTTTGTCTAGGATCTCCTATGTATTCTCCTATGTCAAAATATCCTAAAGCACTCTTAATACGATTGTCTGTTTGAGTTTGGGGTGAAAAAGCAACCTCTAAAGAACTAATATCAGGAGATACACTAGCAGTGGATGGAGGGACTTGTTCTATACCTCTAAAAGGAGATAAAGTATTAGCTTCTTGAGTATATTGAGCATTGATGTCAGGTAAAGAAGCAGACATAGCACTTGATGAAAGGATTAAAATCCTATCATTTATAATATCTCGTATTCCAGTTCGAGGAATAGTATTAGTATAGTTTCCTCCTAATTCATTTACATCTAATGTGGTAGTAACAGGTAAACCATACATACTAATAATATTTTGTAAGCCGGCTACTGTTCCTTTAGACTTTAATAAATAAGGTAAATTGTGATAAATACGCTTATACATTTCCTTATTAACATCATCTAAAGGAGTATAATATGATTCTCTTGATGCTGTAATATACGTAGCAATTTTTTCTCTATCTGAGCCAGGTGGAAGGGTATCAGAAGGGGTATTAACGGTTTTGGTTCTTAGATAACTCCCAGAATCAAATCCAGTAAATGCATTAAATAAATCACTAGTAGAAAAATTATTTTGGTAAATTTTTAAACCAAATGATCTAATAGCATCTGCTACTAAATCTTTAGAGATACCATATTCTATACGGTTATCCCCACTATATCTATTAGTTACATCTTTATAATATACCCAAATGTTATCATAGTATTGACCAATCATATCAATAAACACTTTATAAGGTTCATTTTGAGGATCATCTCTTAAATATGAAGGTATAGTGTTTATTAAATAGTCCTGGTTGTTTTGGTCGTAGTTTAAAGCAGTGCTTAATAAACTTTCATACCAAGTAGTAACAGAAGCATCACTGCTAGTTACTAGGGTGTATGGAGGAGTAACAGTACTTTTAGGATAAGTGATTGAACCTGTTTCAAAATACAAATAATATTCAAATCCATCAAAATTTTTAATTATATCTGTAATTTTATTGCTGAAGTATAAGGCACTAGAAGTTATAGATGTGTTTGTGGTTTCATTAATGATGGTTAAGCTTGAATTGTATTGTTCAATAAGTTGAACTTTATAGAAAAAATTTCCAATTCTTGATACTGCAGAAGAAAAATGCACAAAGCTGGAAAAATCAGAGTAATCAATTCCTATTTCTATGCTTTTTTCAGCTAAATATGAAAGAATTTGATCGTATGAGGATACAAGTCCTGTTGTTAATAACTGTTCATAATTGATATAATTGGTTGAATTATTAATTCTATCCTTTAAAGGAAGATTTAAATTTGGGCCTTTAAGTGTAGGATCAGTTAATGTAGGAGTAACAGGTAAAAATTCAAATTCAACATTAAATGCTAATGAATCTGCAACTTTAGTAACAATCCATAATGTATCTTTTAAATCAAATTGAGGAGGTAAAGGTTCATATAAGTTAATTAGTACCTCATATTGTGTACTCGTTTTATCAAGTAAAATATTATTAGCTATAACTAACTCATTATCTCCAAAATTTAAATAAAAATCCTGGAAGTATGATAGTTCATTTGATTGTCTTTTAAATTGATTTATTAGATCTTCAATTTCAAAATTTGTTAAGATATTTGAAGCTAATCTTACTTCTGTTCTATCTGGGGATATGCTTTTTAGGTAATAATTTTGGCCTTCAAAAGATGAACCAAGTTCATTGCTAAAAAAGTTATATATAGTATTGTAGGATCCCTGGAAAAAACCAGCATCAAGTAGATTTTTTTCAGGATCTAGATCAATTTCATATGTTGTAGAGAAACCCGAAGCTCCATTAATAGTATTAGCTATAACTTGATAACCTGTAAAGTTATGATCAGTAAGAGTATAAGATCTATCTAAAGATTGAATAGTATATTCTACATAGTGTATTGAAGGATTAAATGTAGAAGGAGAAAATTCAGTAGAAAGCAAGCCTAAGTCCTGGGGGGAGTAGGATTGGATTTCTAGGTTATTGGGGTCTAAAGGGGTTATTTCTGCTGCCATTATGAATTAATGTTGGGTTGATTGGTGCTTGGTGAGGCTTGTAAAGAAATTAATTGTTGGTTGGCGGCAAGTAGATCTTGTCTTAGGGTAGTTATTTCGTCTAATAAAAGTTGAATTTCTTCATTAGTTTGTTCAAAACCAATATAGTCACCACTAGTTTTAACTAGATATTCATGTGAATTAGTATTCCCATTAGTAGGAATATCATAAAACAAAGTATTATATAACTCAAAAAACTCTCCTACAGTTATAGTATCTGCTAAAGGGGGTGGCGGTACTGATACTTGTGAAAAAGAAGTATCAATAGTGTTTTCATAGTTTTGTTTAGTAAAAACTGTTTTATTTAACGGATAATTAGCCATTAACTACTTTAAAATAATAATTATTATCAAAAATTATTGTTGAACCATTTATAATACTTTTAATAAGTATCTTATAATACCTTTCAGGTTCTAAGCCATTCATGTAAAGTGTAAAATAACTGCCTTGTTCATCAACACTTAATTGAGTATATTGGTCATCGAAATCTACAACAACTTCATTAGTATCCAAGTCTTTTATTGAAAAATATGAAGAAGTAGGTAAATAATAATTTTGTGTGTAATATGAAGAAGTTTGAAAAGTTCTTGGTGGGTAAGTTGGTCTACTATTAACCCTAAATATATTTACACTTTCAGGATAAAAAACACCGATATTGTCATCAACAGATACCGTAGCAGTTGTTGTAGACAATTCATTAATGGTAGAAGAACCAGTATTAAACGTATAATCTCTCCATCTAAATTCTAGTTGTGGAGGGTATATAGTATGAGTATCTGAGGAAAAGAATTGAATTTTAGATTGATAATCTTCATTATTAATGAATTCAATAGCTTGTTTAGCTATAATTCCATTATTATCTATAGTACCACTATACCATGCTTTAACCATATTAGTAACATTAGTATCAATGTCACCTGAGTCTTTATAAGTAAAGCTTTGAGTTGAATAGATAGGTAAAGTAGTAGAATTTGATGAACTTATATACCAAGTACCTCCTCCAATCTCATTCCCGTATGATGCTGTTACGAAAGCTGGGAAGCCGCTAGTGGCCCAAGCGTTACTCCCAGAGTATGATCTCCAAGTCCAACTAACTCCATTTTCAATTTCAGGACTATAATTGTATTTTCCGGTACCCATATTCCATGTAGTAGAGACAGGGTAAAATTCTAATGTTGTAGTAGTTGATAAACCTTCTAAATTAGCAGCAAATCCTCTAAAATTAGCTTGCCATTGAGATCCACTAATTTTATTATTAATAAGATCCGTGATTTCATTAGAATCAAATTGAATTAAAAATCTACTAGCTTGGGGGTAAGAAGATAAATTATTTACTAAAGTAGTAGTTTCTATTACTTCATCTAGCCCTGTATTTTTGTTAGGGTAAAGTGAATAAATAGTAGCATCTTTAACAGGAAATAGTTTATAAACAGCCATTTTTTATTATAAATATAAGAATTACAAAGATACTATACGTCCTTTAATATCAGAATCAGGGTACTTAACCTCAAAAATCATCGGATCTAATGAAGGATAAATTGTATTATTTTGAGTTGCACCGGCAATGTCATAGGCAAATGGAGAGTATCCTAAAGTAATGCCTACTTTATTGGTTATATTAATAGTTTTAATAGTTTGAACACCCTCAATTTTATCAAGCAATATGTATAAGTCTCTTAATATAATAGGTTCATTCATTTGCCATTTATCAATTTCAAAATAACTTTTTAAAACATTAATGCAATTAATTAATACTTCACTGTTATTATATTCTGGGAAGACTATAAGATCGAATTCTATTCCAATGTTAATGACATATCCATCTCTAATTCGAATAGTGTCATTAATCATTCTGTACTGGGATAGGTAGGTTTTAAGATTTTGTTTTAATGCTTCGGAAGCTAATTTAAGCTTTTTGTTAGCATCGTATGACAAAATATATAAATCTAATGTAGAAGGAGCTTCCCCAGGAAGAATATTTTCTAATTTTTCAGGTTCAAGATATATTTTAGCTATTGAACCATATTGTGAGGGTAAACTTAAAGCTCTAACTAAATAATCATCTTGAGTTACTGTTCTTAATTGGGTACCAAATGCTGCTAGAGAATTAAATCTTAATTCATCAGTAGTATCTCCATCTTTACCTCCAGTAGCTGCTAAAGGGTTAGTAATTGCTACTGAGCCGAGAACTCTGGATTGTAGGGTAGGATCTAGACCTGCAGCAGCAATGGTAACATTAGTAGTATCAACAATTGAAGTAATTGAATTAGCAGGCACATTAGCCGCTATTCCTCCCCCAGTTAAATATCTTACTGTTAAAGTTGTATTATTCGGAGCAATACCATAAGTGCCTGTATATAAAAAATTGGCAGGATCATAAGCTGTGAATAGACGTTGGTCAATTGGGATGGTAAGATTTAATCCTATAAGATTTGGGGAAGGAGTAATAGTAGTATCAAAATTAGAAGTATTAGTTCCTGCACCAAATTGAATTTGAAGAGTTGTAGGGGAAGTAAATCTTGAAACAAACCTTCTTGAGACTTTTAATAGTTGTAACAAATATGGTACTTCACCTAAATCATTAGGATTAGTATTAGTTATTGTGTCATATATAGTTTCTTGGGCTAGATATGGCACTTCATACCATTCATTACCATCACTGTCTATTATGTCTAATACTTGGATTATATTAGCATCATTAATTTCTATAGTTTGAAAACGCTCAGGAGATCCAAATGAAAAATCAACAGAAGTTACATTAGCTGAAATAGCATTTCGAGTTTTTTTAAGTAAGAAGAAATCAGGAACATCCCCAACGGTACTGTAAATTGTGATTTGAGTAGGGTCAGCTGAACTAGAAAAAGCAAAATCTACAGGATCTTGCATAACAAAGCCCGTAGCGCCATTTAAATTAGAGGCTAGGGTAGTATTAGCTGCTATTTGTATAGTATAATCAAAATCAGGAACCCAAGTACTATCTGCAACATTTAGTTTAGCAGGGACCTGTTGGTAAATATCAACAGCAGCTAATGCTACACCAGTTACTTTAGGTCTATAGCCTAGCATGTAGGCTAAAGTATATAAATTATTTTGTTGTCTTGCAAATTGAACAAAATTTTCTTGAATTTGATTATCAAGATAAAATGACATTACATCACCAACATAAGCGGACATTTCCAAAAACAACATTCCTGGGGATGAAGGTGAGAAGTCATTGTATGTTGATGGAAAATATGTTTTAGTGTATTCAATAAGGGCATTCCTTAATTCACCAAAATCTTTATTTATATATTTTATATCTTTATTTTCAGTTGCCATTATAATGTAATTTGAAGATTTTCAGGAGCATTTCCTAAATATGAATAATTTATAGATAATTGTATAGCATTTTCATCATATATTGGAGTTAAAGATACTCCATTTATCCTAACTGCAGGGAAGTTTGATGAAAGATCATTACTTATTTTAATTTCTAAGCCTTTTAGATACTCATCAGTTATATTTTCAAATAATTGATTTTGTAGATTAGAACCAAATCCAGGGTTAAGAACTCGTTCATCTTTATTAGTTAATAAAAAATTAATCATGTTTGATTTAACCTGATCAATTGTTGTATATGTTGAGGTAAATACTGAGGTTCCTGTGGTTAATGATGGGTTAAATCCAGAACCCGTATATAATGGGGTGCCAGTATTAGTAGCACCCCCATTAAAAGGAATAGATATCCCAACCGCAACTCGCTGATTGAGATCTAAAGGATTTTGGTTTGCTATTCTGATTGCCATTATTTAGTCATTAATCCCATTATTTGATCTAAACTTACTTCACCACCAGGCAAACTTGAACCTTCACCTACTGTACTAACAGGAGGTGGGGTATAAGTGGGTTGGGCATGTGATGAGTTAGCTGTTATAGTAGCATCAAATTCACCACCAATCATACTACGTAAATTACGTTTAATATCTGGGTTGATGTTAGTATGTGTGGGTTTTGTGGTGTAAGGGATAGGATTAGCGTTTTCATTAACTACAGTTTTAGGAGAACGTACTGCTTCAAGTAAAATATCTTTAATTTCTTCTTGAATTGCTTCACGAACTGCTTCTTTAATTAACTTTTTTAATATATCTGTTTTCATAGTTATAAATATTTGATTATTCAGCTGTTAATTGAGGATTTGAATCTATAATAAACTTTAATTGGTCCAAAAGTACTTGTGGGTCTGATGCAAATGAGGAATCGGTTTTTAGTACAGGTACTCCTTGTCTATTAACTGCTTGGGCAAAACGTCTCGGGTAAGAAGTATTAGAAGTAGTATCTAATTTTAATTCTAAAGTAAATCCTTTATAAATATTATTTTGTTGTTGGGTAGCTTGTATTACATCACTGTTGCTTAACCCAGTTGATTCATTAATAAAACTATCTAATTCAGTATTAATTTCTTCAAAAGGTATAGCAATCTTAACATCCCCAGCATCAACAGGTAAAGGTTCATTAGGTGGAGTATTATAATTAGGATCTTCAGCACATTGAAGCATAAGTGCATCTAAAGATCTTAGTATAACTAAAATTACTCCAAGTAATGTTCCTATAGTAGCTAAAGCTACAGTTGCAACATTAAGTACAACATTAAACTTTTTAGCAGTCTCTTCAAGTTTAGCCAAACCTACAGGTACTCCAGGAGGAGCAGGGAGGGGTACAAATGTTGCTGCTAAAATACCAATACGTATGGCTGTAACTGCGGTATTAAGTCCTAGGGTAATTTTAGATAAAGTTGTTACTGTTTTATAAATAGCATTGATTTGTCTTACTAATTTATTACGTTTTTCTATAAGTCGTAACAATTCAGCTCTATTAGGACAAGAAGCTAAATCTTTTATCGTGTTTAAGGGTAACTTAGCTAAAACAGCTTGTAGTGCTGCTGCTCCAAAAGGTAGTAATAATGCTATTAAAAAAGGAATAATTTTTCTTCTAATTTTATCCTTTTGAGAATTAAAAATATTAACTAACCTTGCTTGAGGTGAAAGTTGTGATTTTAATATTCTATCTGAAGTTTTATTATTCTCAGTTTTTAATTCATCATTAAGTTGAGAATTAGCAGTAATAGTAGGATCAGGCTCCTCAGACATAGTCTTACGAGGCACTTCTGTTACTGTATTAGAAGCGGGTGGGTTAACTATAGGTATTCTACTTACTTGAGCATCTGTAGGGAAATACTGTGATGCTTGGGCTTCGGGGGTAAGTTGTAAGATTACTCTTTTAGAATAATCTTCGTCTGGTATGGTGGTAAAGTCTGCAGGTGAAAAGCGTGCATAAGATTCAAAGGGTTGATTGTAAGGGGGTTGGGTTAAATATGTTTCCAACTCATAATAACCAATTTTTACTGTAGGAGATGATTCTGCAGTAGTAGTGGGAGAATTTTGTTGGGTAAATACTCTCCCAGACTCAAGTACTGTAGATCCGTAATAACTAGCTAGTAAATCTTTGTAGGTACCTAAAACTGTATTGGCTAATATGTCAAAAGTAGCTGTAAATGAAGGGACACCTTTGATGGGGGTACTGCTTATGTTAGGGTCAGATGGGGTTAAAACTGCTGTTTTTTGTGGGCCAGATATTTCAAATGTAATTACTGCTCCATCGGGGGCTGTGGTTCCATCTTCTTTTTTTCTATAAACAACATATGTAGGTGTTGTTGGGGCTTGGGTTGGAGTATTGCCCTCTATAAGATTATCTTCTGTTAAATAAAGAGCAGTAACAATATATTCAAGAGGATCATCTGTATTGATTAATATATTACCATTTATGTCAGAATGTCCAACTAATGTAAGTACTCCATTATAATCATCAGTAGAAGTACTAAAAACTGTAGCTCCAGCTAGAGGGCCTTCACCATACCTATCAGGAGCATTAAGTTGAAAATATACATTTAGTATTTTATTAGGCATAATCTAAAATTAATTAGGACATAATTTATATTTAAATACTGAGGGTTCTATTAAATTTCCTGCTTGGTAATGTATATAAAATGTTCCAAAATCAGGGATATCAGAGATATCATAAATCCTAGGACCTCGGACAATTTTATAGCTGTAGTATTTGTTTGTTGTTTTTCCATCATCACCAGCAAATGGGAAACGGTAGAGGTTAGGGTCGTCAAACATTATGTTTATATTCTCTTTAGCATTTTTTGGGTCGACAGTATATACTTTACGATTCTGGTCATAACGGGCTTTATTCCAATTATAAATTTCCCTACCTATAAGACCAGGTTTAGTAGGATCTGTAGTTCCATCGTTTTGTACAAACCAATCTGCTAATAGACTATTATATACATCTTTACCAGCAACTAATGTTCTATAAGACTTATCCCCTATGGTTCCATCAGTTTGACCAGGAAATGGGGGATTGGGGAATCGACCTAGTTTTAAATATGCCATAAATCCCCAAGAAAGAAGACTTCCACCAACTTCATCTTGGTGAAAAACACTGTCAAATGTTGCACTTTTAAATCCCTCTGTAATGCTAAATCCAAATCTATCAGCAAAATTTAAAGCATATAATTCAATCTTTTTTGTTCCAGGGGGTTTGGTAAACCCAAGTGAACCATATTGAGAGCCATCAAAAGGTATTTCTGCGCATGGTGGGCCAGTAAGTAATGCTTGTACTTGTACATACTGGTAGGGTAGGTAAGGTTCAATTGCTTTACTATATTCTGGGGTGCCTCTTTTTGGGAAAGGATTAGGTTTTGGATACTCCTTGGGATCTGGTTCTCCAACTAGTATGGCTTTTTTAACGTCGGGAGCAGGGGTACCCTTATCTGTAAAGTATTTTTTTATATATTTTATTAAATTATCTGCTCTTCTGATGGATAAAACTTCTCGGTTTAAACTTTTTTCATAGTCAGGGTTAGCAGTACCATTAGATGAAGAAGGCTCTAAATCAGTATTACTAAGTGTAGACTCAGAAGCTACAATTTTGATCTGGGCGTAATTTTCTGTTTGGCCTGTTTTTTTCTCTTTTTCATAGAAATTAACAAACTCTAATGCACTTGCTAAATTATAATCTAAAAGACTTTGATCATATGAACTTAGTGATGTAATCAAGTACTTTCCAGCATCAAATCCCCCAGCAAAATTAAGAGTACCTCCCCTGTACTTATCAACAGCCGGAGGAGGAAATTGGAATGTATCAGAAATTTTAGGATTTTTAATGGTAAAAGAACTATAACCCTTTTTTACAAATGTTATTGTTACTTGTGAAGAATCAATCCCATTAGGTAGACTAGCATTCCATGTACCATCTTTTGCAGTTTTAGTGGGTTGTAAAATACTTTGACCAGAAGAATCAGTATACCTGATTTTAACGTCTACTCCTTCTAAAGGTGCTCCTGTGCTTGAGCGTACTATTCCATTGTATTTATTACTTCCAGGATCATTAGCCATAATTAAGAAATTTTAACATTTTTAGATAACAATTTTTTATCTTGAACAAAATTAGCAATTGATATTGATATATCCTCTGCATCACTAGAAACAGCATTTAATGATGCTATAGGTGCTCCAAATGAATCAGCAGCATTTTTAAAAGCTATATTCAAAGTATCCATAAAAGTAGATAATTCTTTTAATAAAAGATTTAAATTATCTCCTAATACTGGTGGTTGGATATTAACACCTTCTGTTCCACTTATAATACCTAAACGTACTAGAGGAGATGCTAAAACAATTTGAGTACCACCATCTATATTAACAGTAGTGTCTGAGGATAAATGTATAGATTTTTCAGAACTTAATATAATGCTGTCTTTAGTAGCATTAAATACTAATCGTCCTGAGTTTAGAATTATTTGGTTTTTTGAGTATGCATTAACATCATCAGGAATATCTGTAGGTGATAGTTTATCATATGAATCAACTAAATTACTTGCTAAAGTAAATCTACTGATTTGTTGAGTAGAAGTTAAGTAAATAGATGACATGTCATTATTTACATTCTCAGTGGTTGGGACCCAAGGGTCTGTAGGTAAGGGGCCTTGTCCGTTTCTGATAATAGTAATAGGATCTCCATCCTTACCTGTACCATTAGACCAATTATTTTTAAGGGCAGCAGTATTGACTGTAGAGCCTAGTCTAATGGAGTTTCCAAATCTACCTTCATATATAGTATCCCCCTCATATGGTAAAAGGGGGTGAATGTTATTTATATTTGATTCTTTAAATGTCCTCCCTAAATTTATTTCAGTAGATTGATCCCCTATCCTTCGCACAGCACCAGCTTCTATTTGTTGATAGTCTCTTCGTTGTTCAGGAGGTAAAGTATTATTTTCAGGAATAGCATTATGAATTTGGCTATTCCAAATATTAATAGGAGGTAGATAATATGGGGATACTGAGGTAGTATTAGTAGTAATATTAGTATTGGGGAGATATATTATAGGTACTAATTCATTAAGTAAAGGATAATATTTAAGATTAGGAAAAAGAGGATAAGCTGGTATCCAATTGTTAGGAGAGGAGTTATTAAGGGTAGGGTTTTTAGTAGAATCTATAAAAATAACACCTATTCCATTCCATTCTCCGTATTTTTTAAAATCTCTATGAGTATTATCTAAAATAATATCTTTTACTCTATACGCAAGTATAGTAGAAGTAGTAGACATACCCGAAGTTGAAGCAGCAGCTGCATATTGGGTGTTATTTTGTTTGTTACCATACGAAACTGTAGGCATTAATTACCTCCTTCTTTAAATTTATCTATTTCAGCTAATAATTGAGCTTTTTCTTCTTCAGAAATACCAAAACCGCCTTCGGCGGTTCCGTTATTACTCATAATGCGTTGAATAATAGTAGCCATTTTAATTAATTGTTCATCATTTTTAACACTTATTTCTAAGTATTCTTTAATTAAAGGAACAATTAAAGTAGCATCTCCTATTTCGTTTACTAATGGTTTAAGTTCTGATATAAGAGCAGAGATTTGTTTATCTTTTTTCTTTTGATTATTGTATATCTCCTCTAATATGTCAGAAAATTTTTTACCACCAAATACAACATTGTCTAAACCATTCATGATACGTGTTTAATAATAAATATAATTATGGGAAATTTGTATACCCATTTTCTAAATAAAAATAATAATGGTTTTTAAATATATCGTAAAGTTTATTTGCTATTTTAGTAATTTTAGGTGTTTTAGCATCAACAATTTCCCGAATGTAAATGTATAGCGCCTTTTTATTAAATATATCTATGTTTTCTCTTTTACGGAATAATTCTAAAATTGCGTCTGCTATCTTAGCATCATCATTTTTTGGGAATAATTCATATATATTGTCAGAACAGTATTCAACGTATTCATCTATAAATGCTGATAGTTTTTGGTTGATAGGGGTTTCATCAATATTATAGCTATATTTCTCATCTGATTCAAGTTCTTCAATTGGGGCTTTATCTACTCGTTTTTTATAGTTTTTAGTATTTGAAATAATCAAATAACGTTTAGCTATAGTTCCAAAATACGAATATGCTTTAGCTCCTCTTTCTGGGTTAAATAGATGAATTTTAGAAAGTAAAAATGAAATTACCTCATGTTGTAAATCCTCAATATTACTTACTTCAGTGTAATAAAACTTAAAAGTATGAATAATATTTTCTGTTAATTTAAAAAACGCATAATGAATACGATCACGATATATTTTATTTTTTGTCTCGTAATCTAAAGTATTATTATACTCAACAATTGCATTCTCTGTTTCTTGAGTGAAATACATCCCACTAGTTTTTGGTTTTACTACTACTGCTGCTACATCACTCATAAATTCTTAATATTGAACTGGTTTAAAATACTTTGGATTTGTTTAACTGATTCGAAGAAAAAACCAACTTCATCATCTGATTTGAATGATTCTTTAGCATCTACTTCTTTAAGTTTTTTATCTGACATTTCAATTATATCAGATACTTTATTTAAATAAGACATATACCCCATTAGGATATCTTCTTGTTTTT